GTCTCCTCTCCGTGCTACGTACCTACCCACCTTCCACACGCCCCGTGCTACTCTGTTGACAACTCGTGCTACGTTGTGCTATACCTCTCCCGACGACACCCCTACGGAGCCTTCGATGGCCGACTTCTACCACCCCGACAAGCCCTCTCCTTGGGACCTGCGCGTCTCGGCCGCCTACCTCCGCCTTCTCGGCGCCTCCCAAGAAGACGCCGGTGCCGCCGTCGACCGCACCGCCCGCTGCGTCCGCTACTGGGAGGAGGACCCCTCTTGGGAGGACGCCAAGCAAGAGGCTACCAACCGTTGGCTCCTCGGCTCTACCTGGGCTGCCCGCGCGGCTATCTCCAAAGGCCTCGCCGCCGGTGACCTCCCTACGGCCCGCTGGCTCCTCGAGCGCGTCGACCCCTTGTTTCAGAGGAACCCTGACTACAACCACCACCCCAACAACATCACCCAAAATAACCTAATCCACATTGGTGCCAATGGAAACGGCGACGACGACCGCCCCGCCCTCGACCCAGTCGAACACGGGGCAGCCGTCCTCCGAATACTTCTTGAAGCTACTCAAGGACAGGCCCGACTATCTCAAGGCCTTGATCCCGAAGCTGACGAAGTATATCCCCCATATACCGACGCCTAAGCAGGCGGCCTTCCTCCTTTTGGACTGCCGCGACGCCTTCTACGGGGGCAGCGTAGCCGGAGGCAAGTCGGATGCCCTTCTCATGGCAGCGCTCCAGTACGTCGACATGCCGGGCTACTCCGCCGTCCTCCTCCGCGACTCCCACACCAACCTCACCAAGGCCGAGGGTCTCATCCCCCGCGCCGACTTGTGGCTTCACGGCACCGACGCTCGTTGGGACGGCAAGCTCAACTGTTGGGTCTTCCCCACCGGCGTCGACCGCTCTGTCTCGTACCCGACCGGTCCCGGCCTCGCCGCCCCCGCGACTCTGGCTTTCTCGTACCTCGACTCCCCTAAGGCCCACATTGCCCACAAGTCTGCCGCCTACCAGTACGTGGGTATCGACGAGTGCGTCTCTGTGCCCAAGATCCAAGCTCTCTTCATGTTCTCCCGCCTACGCCGTCTCACGGGCTCTCGCGTTCCCGTGCGCTTCCGCTGCGCCTCCAACCCCCCGGTCGAGGCCGAGATCGTCACCGGCTCCTGGGTCAAGCCGCGCTACATCGACCCCGCCACCCGCGGCGACCGCGTCTTCCTCCCGGCGTGGCTCTCGGACAACCCCCACGTCGACGCCGCCGACTACCTCCAGTCTCTCAACGAGCTCGACCCTGTCACCCGGGAACAACTCGTCAACGGCAACTGGGAGGTCCAGGCCTCCGGCTTCATGTTCCAGCGCCACTGGTTCCCTGTCGAGGACTCCTTCCCCTCCGACATCCCCTACTGGATTCGCTGGTGGGACCTCGCTGCCACGGAAGAAAAGGCCTCCGTCGCCCGCACCCGCGGTGCCGACCCCGACTGGACCGCCGGCGCTCTCTGCGGCGTCGACTCTCACAACACTCTTTGGGTCCGCGACATGCGGCGGGCGCGCCTCTCCCCCGCCGGCGTCGAAACCCTTGTCGCCCGCACCGCTGAAGAAGACACTCGCTCCGTCCGCATTTGGATGGAGCAGGAGCCCGGCGCTTCCGGCAAGGCTACTTGCTCCTACTTCGAGCGCCACGTCGTCCCCGGCTTCTCGTTCTCCTACGAGCCCTCTACCGGCTCGAAAGTCGAGTACGCGCGCCCTCTCGCCTCTGCTGCCGAGCGTGGTGACGTCCGCCTCGTCCGCGGCCCTTGGATACAGTCTTTCCTCGAAGAGGTCGAACTGTTCCCCCACGGGCCTCACGACGACATGGTCGACGCCGTCTCCAAGGCGCGCGCCAAGCTTCTCGGCAAACGCCGCCGCGCCGGCGTCTGGGGACGACATTGACGCACCCATTGGCGAAAACGCTCCTTGAACACCTCTCTTCCTGGTCTCAGGAGAGGATTGACGGCAACAAAGCCGGCATGACCCGCGCGGCCCTCTGCCGCTACACCCACAACGTGCCTACGAACCACTGCCTCGATCTCTACTACGCTTTTCGCGCTTGGGACAAAGCCGGCCGACCCCTAACCGAGGAGGCTGACCCCTCGTGAACGTACCCATTTGGCAGACACGGGCAGCCAAAGCCGCCTACGACGCCTACAAAACCCACACGGGCGGAAGAAGCGCCGTAACCGGCGCCGTACTGCCCAATTTCGACGACCTACCGCCCCCCGTCTACAACGCTTGGCACGCCGCAGCCAAAGCCGCCGTAGAGCTCGGCCGACCCAGAACCGAGGAGGACGACGACCCTCGTAAATCCTGGCCGACCCCGGACTGAGGGGAACGACCTCATGACCGCAATTGTCTACGGCTTCGACGGTAACCGCGGCGGACACTCCTCCTCTCACAAGACCAAGGAGGCCGCCCGCCGCGCCGAACGTGAACACAAAGCCCGCCCCTGCTCCGCCGTTCACCGCGCGCGAGCCCGGGGCCTCCTCACCCAGGGGCACTGATGCCGAAGCTCGACCGTTCCGACGAAAACACCGTGATCCGCCTCGCCGGCAACCTTGTGCGCAACGCCGTCGTCTCGCGCGCCGCCCTCGCTGCCCAACTCGGCGACTCCTACGGAGACAAGCGCAACCTCTACGAGGCCCTCGGGTACAACAAGTCCCCCTCGATCGAAAACTACGTCAACTGCTACGAGCGCCAGGACGTAGCTCGTCGCATCGTCGATCTCCCCGTTGCCGAGTCTTGGCGGCTCTTTCCCTCTCTCGTAGAGCTTGACAACCCGGAGAAGACAGATTTCGAGTCTGCCTGGGACTCCCTTGTGCGTACTCATAAGGTTTTCCATTACTTGGCCCGCGTTGACCGGGTCTCCGGCATCGGCGCCTACGGCGTTCTCCTTCTCGGCTTCGCGGACGGTCCCGATCTTTCCAAACCTCTCCCCCCGGGAGACCATGAGCTCCTCTACCTTCGTCCTTATCGCCAGGACCACGCGAATATCGCTACTTGGGACACCGACCCGGCCTCGCCCCGCTTCGGTCACCCCCTCGTCTACAACCTGCAGACGGCGATCTCTCCCACGTCAACGCGTTCCTCCGAGCAGAAGCTCCTCGCCGTCCACTACTCTCGCGTCATTCACGTGGCGGAAGGTCTCCTCGAGGACGACGTCTACGGCACCCCACGCCTACGCCCCGTTCTCAACCGCCTACAAGACCTGGAACTCGTCTCGGGCGGCTCGGCAGAGATGTACTGGCGTGGCGGCTTCCCCGGCATCTCCTTTGAGGTCGACAAGGACGCCGACGCCGTCAACCTCGACACCGACACGCTCCAGG